AAATAGCTACTAAAGGAACTAACGCTATATTAGCACGTGAATGGAACAATCCTGAAATTTATAGAATGGTAAGACTTGGTATGTTATATACTGCTGTTACTGGTATAAGCGCTGTAACAAATACAAACTTTGGTACATTAGTACAAAACGATACTGCTGAAAGATTATCTAGATTAAATCAATATCTTGGTGGAGATAAAGAAGATAAAGAAAAAGCATTCTTTGGTCTTGATCCAATTACATCTACATTTGGTGGTCCGTTTGTATCTGATATAATGAGGCTTGGTAGTATTTTAAATTATAATAATTTAAGTGAAGATGATATGGCTGTATTTGCATCTGCTCATAGAGAATTTCATGAAGCTGTTAATTCTAGCAAAACAGAAGAGTTAGTTAGGTTCTTTAATGGACAAGCAGCTAGGACTCTTTATACTACATTTCCTAGAATGATTAATGGTACTAATATGGGAACTTTATTTTTCCAAGAGTTAGGATTATATAGCACACCTGAGTTGAAAGGTCTTAAAGGTAAAATTTTAAAACCATTTCAACAATTACCAGGTGATGTTGGTAAAGCGTTTAAACCTAAGTCTAAGAAAAAGGAAAAAGGTTTTGCAAATACCAAGTTTAGCGAAGAAGAAATAACTTCTATATTGTCTGCTTTTGAGTAGATTTCTTTAATTCTAATACACTTTTAAGATAAGACCAACTTTCAAATTCTTCATTTAACATTTGTATAACTTCTATAGGTATATCTTTGTAGTCTAATTTGTTAATACAATTTTCAATTTTAGTTAATTTTTTACTTCTTACTTTCATATATCTCCTTTATAATTTCTATAAAATGATCAAAGTCTATTGTAACATAAGTCTTAGATCGGTTACGTTTAAATACTAATACAGGTTGTCTATCATCACTATTTCCATCTGCCTGTTCAAGAGATTTCCATAAGTTTAAACGTTCTGTATTTTTACATTCAAAGCTATAAGGTATAACTTTTTTAGCTGCAGGTGACAAAACTATATCTTCACCACTCATTCCCATAACTTGGGATTCAATATCATTCGTCTCAAGAGTCTCCGTATACACAGAGCGAAGGCGGTCCCTCACCATGTTCTGTAGTCTTCTTCCTTTGTTTTTTGCTGAACGCGCTTTCATAAGTCCCCTCTCTTATTTTTTTTAAAGAATTTCTTTTTTGCATTTCTTCTTTATCAACATCTATATATCTACCATCACCAGTTATATCATAACAATCTGGATGTAAATCTTTATATGTTTCTATCATGCAATCAATCTGTTTCTTCAATTTCAATAGGTCTTCTATCATAATATCCTTCCGTTAATTTAAAAGCGCAATCCCTACATACATATTGTTTATAACCATGGAGAATTATATAGTATATAGGGACGCACTTAATATTGCATTTTTTGCAGTTAGCCACGAGGAATCCACCATGGTAACTTTTTGACTATTTTAGAACGTCTAACATGGTTAGGTTCTTTAGGATTTTTTTCTCTGTATTTCCTAATATTTTCTAATTGTTTTTTAGTTAATTTTTCTTCCATTAAACGTCTCCATTATAAAATCAAACAAAGGATGTAAATCATCTGGATCTTCTTTAGGTTCAACTTCTTTTCCATATCTTCCCATAGCAAGTCCTGACTCATCAATCCATACACACTCATCACATTCATTTGGATTTTTTGTGCAATTTGCTTTATGTTCTTTTGCTTCTTTTGTTTCACAAAACCAACTCATTTTCCCCTCCTAATTTATAAGGCGCAACCTAGTATCATTTGCTATATTAGTTTGCTTTTTACTATATTTATACCATTTAATCCACGACTGCGCCTTAATTTTATACGTTATATCCCAAATCTTTTTGAACTTCTCTTTGTTGTTTATGTCTTTCTTCCCAAAGATTACCTCTAGTTTCTGGGTATGTTTCTTGCATTTTTCTTCTTGCTCTCATAATAGCAGAAGGATGACTTATTTGTTTATTAGTCCACATTTTTAATGTAGGAACAAGATGCATATTTTTTATATCTAAGTTATATTTAGCTAATTCTTTTGCCCAAACTTCATATATTAAATATACATCGTTATCTCTACAATGTCTTTTAGTTAACAAAATATGTTTTATTTCATCAGATAGCTTAATCTTCATTGCTTTCCATAGATTGTAATAACTCAATAGCACCAGTTATTTTAATCATAGCAACTTCTAACTGATTTCTTTGTTCTAATAAAGCAGCTAATCTATCTTTGTTAGATACTTTTTTATTTGATTTAGTTTTTTTATCTTTAGCCATTAATAGCCTCCCTTTTCTATTCTAACATTGTTAACTACTAATCTAGCAAACAAATGTTCTTTTTCTCTGTTTTTATCACTTTTAATATCTATAAGCTCAACAAGGCCTGTTTCTTTATTCTTGTACGGTTTTAAAGATATTAATTTATTTGCATTATATGCAATTCTAAATGAACCTCTAGAAGATGATATGTCCATACCTTCTTTGAAAGCCGCTTTACTTACTTCACTAACAGCAAACACAATTACATTTTGTCTTACTGCAAGTTCCATAATAGCTTGAGATGCTTCCTCAACTTTCATATTGTTATCCTTTTGTTTGCTCTTAAATAAGCCCAAATGGTCAACAATTACTATTTCTGGCTTGATAGGTAGAGCAGTTATTCTTCTTTCTAATTCATGTGGATATGGAGCTGAATAATCAACTGTTAGCCATTCAAATCTTTTATCCATACCATTTTTCATTTGTTTATAATGATCTGCTAACTGTTTTTCATCCCAACCCATTTCTATTTGTACAAATCTAGACCATATTTGTCTAGGTGACATTTCCATTTCCACAAAATACGTAGGTCTTTTAAAGTAATTAACCCAATTTTGTAATAACATAGTCTTCATACTAGCAGGTGGAGCCTGTATTATGACAGTTTCGCCTGGATATACAGGAAAGTCCTGCCCATATGGCTCACCTAAGTTAAGAGGTTTAAGATCTTGAGCGTAAAAGTTTATAAGTTCATCTTCCATGCTACTAGAATCCATCATATTTTCTGCTTTAGCTCCTCTATGTAATGTACATTTAGAGTCACAATAAAACTTTATAACTGGATCATCAGCACCATATCTATAACCTTGACCATCATGTCCTGTATAACAACCTTCTACAATACCATCCATTTCTTCTTTTTTAAATTCACTTTGAGCATCTTGACTAACTCTTACACGCCAATCTTCCATAATAAGTCTTACTATATTTTCTGGAAAGTTCCATCTAAGATGTGAAGCTATTCTAAGAGCTACCATGTGACGTTTACCGTGTGGTGCGCCATCTAACATTTTTTGTATACAAGTAGTAGCAACAGGGTCTCTAGTACTTCTAACTTTAACTTCAGGTTTTTCTTTAGGTTTTTCTTTATCTCTTACATCAAACACTGGATTGTTTAATTCAATATCTTCGTAATCAACATTTCTTGGGTTTGAAGCTAACTTTATTAACTCTCTTTTAAATATTTCATCTTCTGACATACCTTCAAACATAGAAGGGTCAGGTTGCTGTTGTTGCTTTTTCTCTCGCATTTCATTTATTAATCTTTCAATGCCAG